GCTCGCTCATTGGACCTAGAACGCGCCAGCGAGTGCTTTGATTCCAAAATGTTTCGTATTGGTAGCGGGAAAAAGCCGCTGGTAAGGCATAGGTAGCTTGGCCGCTTACCAGCGTTATTGAGCCTGAAGCGTAACATTTCGGCCACGGATACGCTTCAAAAATGTCACGGTTGATACGTTGTGCAATGGCAAGAAGCTGCTTAGTGGTCGTCTCGTTGGATGAGAAGATGTTGGATTCTACTGTGTATCCAGCTTCGTTTGCTACGTTCTGTATAACCGTTGCTATGCTCATACTCGTCGGGGTCGTCCTCGTCGTCGTGGCTCGTCGCCAACATCGTCAATCATCTCTTCCTCGGCCTCAGTAGATTGGATCACCTCCTTCCGATACGAGCGCAAATCGGTGCCTTCGTTGGCCTCAATGCGCTGAATAAGAATCTCCAACTTCTCCTCAAGAGCTTTCTGGCGAGTCTCCGACTTTTCCAAAAGCTGTTTGAGTTTTACTACTTCGTTTTGATCTGACTTAGCTGCTGCAAGCCAATCTTGAGCCAGTTTGACAAACTTAGACAATGGGCCAAGTTTGCGTTTTGCCTCATCTGATCCGTTTGCTAACTGCTCAACCGTCTTAAAACCAAGGTACTGCAACTCACGCATAGCCGAGCCAGTCATAAGCGACCACTCAGCAAGCGGAGTTCCTTCAGCTACAGGCTCGCTACCAGCCTTAAACCGAGCGTAAAGTTCGGGGTATTCCTGAATATCCTGTGGCTCAATGCGTCGAACGGTTTCGTCCCCACCAGGCCATTGGATACTAATTGACGGAATCTCATCAAAGATGGGCCGTCCCTCACGCAGCGACTTTTCCTCGTTCTCGTTGTAAGCGAAAAAGAACTTAATATTAGCCCCCTGGTACCGCTTCTTGGGTTGGCTATTACCGGACATGATGCTGCTCCAGTCTATATTTGCCATAGTCATTCTCCTAAATAGGCATAGTTGCCTACCTAGTTATAGCACTACCCCTCGATAACGACTAACGTATTGATTGCTCCACCAGACGTCTGGTACGCGGTAATCGCACCGGCTGGGACAAACCCATCGCTAAATCGAAGGATGTTCAATCCTGCTGTGCTTTTCAAAACAAAACACTTGTTTGTGCTAGTCGGCGTAATGCCGGTAAGCGCCTGCCCCTCAAGTCCGATAGCAATATCGGCGGCTGAGTTATTTTGAATAATGAGACATTTACGGAAACCGTTGGCTGCCAAAATTGTAGTGCTGGAAGCTGTATTGATAGTGGGAGTAGTGGTTGTAGTGTTGCCGGATTGATTCATAAATCACCTAAAAAATAGGGGGGTCGAGCCCCCCTTGGCATTACAGTGCCTTAGTAAACTTGAGGTAGTAGAAAGACGTACCGTTGCTAACTACAACAAAGCAGTTAGTGTCCGTGTCATTGTCCTTCACAATACCAACAAAACCTGTACCTACAGTCGCAGGTGCACCAAACGAAGTGGTCAACTCTGCCGCTGTTGGGGTTGTGTCGTTTACGTTGTTTATTGCCATTTTTGTACGCACTCCAGCGGCAGTTGCATTAACTGCTGCAGTAGACGTAACAACAGCAAAAGTGCCGTTTGACACCTCTGCTGCTTGCTCAGGTGGCATACCCAAGCCAATGAGATTGGTTACACTTGGCATAAGACCTCACAAAAAGGGGGGTATTGCTACCCCCCTGTTAGGTTAGTTCACCTTCAGGTGCGCTACAGAGAACAGTTCTACGGCCTCTGTTCCTGTAGTGCCAGTCAGTCCAACAACGTAAGCAATCTTCGTTGTTGTGCTGTCATCAGCGGCACCGGCAGTTGCAGTTGTATAGAGATTGTTCTTAGCGGTGTAGCCAGTAAGAATCTTTCCTTTGATTCCTTTTCCAGCGCCACCACCGTTCAATCCACCAACCCATACCCAAAGGTACTCGTTATCGGCAGCAGCTACCTGAGCTACTCCAACCAAAAGTCCATTTGAGCCAGCGTTTGTTGTGGTCAACATTGCAGCCTGACCATCGTTTTCGATTTTCACGAACGCGTATTGGTCAATAGCTCCAGAAGCCTGAACGAATACAAACTCACCTTCTACAAGCGAGCCTACAGTCATCAAAGCGGCTGGAAGCATAGCTGAAGTGCTATCCCAAACCTTCTTGTAATTAACTCCAAACGATCCTACCTGTGACATACTCTAGTCCTCCTTATTAAGCGTAAATTACACCCTGGAGAGCTGGAGCAGAGCAGCAGAGGTTTCCTTCAACGAGAATTACGGTGAAGAAAGCATCCTGATCTACTGGGCGATCCATAGTTGGTGCAAGCGGCTTGAAGTCAGCGCCTCGAACCATGTCAAATGTCCAATACTTAGTATTGAGCAATCGGCATGAGTTAGTCTCAAGAACGCTTGAACCGTAACCACCATCAAACACGAACTCACATCCATCGTAGTAGAGCTTGCGGAATCCAGCCTTGGCTTCCTTAACGGGAAGCTGAATACGCTGAATTGCAGTCAAAGACGAGTGGAGGTACTTCCATGCAGTACGGTCCATGATTCCGAGGTCAGGCTGCTCATCACCACGAGTAAGGCGGCTGATAACATCCGTGATTGTCTCCTGAACATTCGAAGCCGAAAGCGTTACGTTGGTAGCGTAGTTACGCGCCCAAGTGTTAGCTGAACGGTCGATAGTTCCGTATGTTCCCGACGAAGGTGAAGTCGAAACTGCCTTCTTCAATCCGTCGAACTCCATTCCGCCAAATCCAGTTCCGTCGCCACGAAGCGAAGCAGAAACAGTATTCTTCAGACGGGAAATAGCTGCCTCAATCTTTGCCTCAGCAAGATCAAGAAGCTGTGCCTCATCTCGGTTAGCACGACGCTCACGACCAGACATGGAAACAGGCTCATAAACCTGCTTGATGCCAAATCGGAAAGCTGTAAGGTCGTCAATCGAACTGAGATCAAACGACTGGTATCCCTGGTAGAATCCACCTACAGCAGCGTCATTATACATGACGGGCTTACGGAGTTCATAACCACCAGAAATTTTTTTAACGCGCCCTGCATCGTCAAGTGCGGAAGTAAGCGGTGCGTGATGAAGCACGACATCGGCAATGTCATCCGACTGATCAAAGAGGGTTGCTACGAGAGCCTCTTCTAAATTAGCCATTGTATTATCCCTTATACATTACGGGATAACTTCAACGACTATTCTCCCTGGAAACGCCGTCTAAGGTTATCCCTTATAGTTTGTGCGTGTACCCTGGGAGTTCCGCTGCCAGCAGAGCCAGATATTGATTTTGCAGCTTGTTTCGCTTTTTGAGCTACTGCTTGCTGCTGTTGGATAACCGGCGCAGTGGTCATCTTTTGCATGATGCCGGAGAACGTCGGATTACCATTCACGACATAGTTGTACGCTGTCTCAAGGACCTCTTCGGCAGACGAGTAGCGCCCCGTACTGTTAAGAGCTTGAACAACCGGAGCCATCTCAGCCTCTAACTGCGAAGCTGTTTCTGGATCCTTAAACAACGGTTTGCCGTTCATAAATAATTCTACGACACGCTGATTATATAGCTCAAGTGCCTTTTTATCCTGCTCTTGTGCTATAGCCTCGTACTTCTCAGCAGCGATGCGCTCTGCATCCTCTTTGGTCAAATACTCAACCGGCGCTTGCTGGTAGTCCTGCTGCTGATTAAGCAACTCATTTGGATCAATGCCGTATGACTGCAACCATTCCAAAGCAGTGCCAACTGGGTCGCTTTTCATGGCTCGATCCCAAGCTACGGAGCGCCTAGCAATATCGCCAAGGCTGATACCCTCACGAGCGTAATCCTCCTCATACTGCTTGATTGCGTCGTAAACGGTCTGATTTTGCTTGTGGAGTTGATTAACCTCCTGCATCTTCCTGTCATACTGCATACGAGTCTCGTATGCGCGTCTGTTAAGGTACTGCTGCAAAACATGGGCATTTTGAGCCGAAGGATTAAGAAAAGCCTCCTTTTCCGCTGCGCTTATGTCGCTTGGCGGTACGAGCAACGGGCGCTCTACTGGTGGCGCTTGTTGTTCAACCGGCGCAGCCTCCTGTACTTCAGCTTCGGGTTTTTCCTCGGCAACAGTCTCTTCTTTCTCCTCGTTCTTGCTATTCAACTCTTGTTTTAATTTTTGTCGAATAGATAGATTGGCTGGCTCGCGTTCTACAACAACTTCGGTTGATTCTACTTCCTGAATGTTATCTTCCATTTCTGTACCTTTCGATTGTTTTCTCTCTTAACTTGGCGACTAGCTTTTGCTGGGTTTCCCTGGCATTGCGCTCAGGTGAATACCCACGGTCATAGGCATCGCCAATCTCTACCGCCCCAGCCGCTTTGTAAGCTGCTCGTAGCTTCGATTTGCTTGTATACACTTCCTTTGGATTGAGAGGGTTACGAACCGGCTCCATCTCGTCTTGAATAAACAAATCACGAGCGTTGGACTGTGCTCGTTTTGCCACATGTTCGATTGGTACAACCTTCTGTTGAACCGGACACCACTGAAATAACCTATATTTATCGCTCATTCATCCTCCATAGTAGCAAGTAAGATTAGCGCTTTGATGCGTTTT